CACTTACCTGAAGAACTTCGTACAGCTCTGTTTTGATCTCGTACAGGCAGGTGCCAGTATTCAGATCTCCCAAGATTATAGTTCCATGGTGAACTTTGCACGTTGTAAGTGCCTTGGTGCTAACGTTCTGCGTGGTCCCGATCAAAAACCTTGGGATGGAAAACTCAAGTATGATTACCAACTGTGGATTGATAGTGATATTGTTTTCAACAGTGAGAAGTTCTGGCAACTCGTTTTGATGGATCAGGACATTGCTTCTGGATGGTACTGCACCGAAGATGGTCATACCACTTCTGTTGCACACTGGATGGAAGAGGATGACTTCCGTAACAATGGTGGTGTGATGAACCACGAAACTCTTGATAGTATTCAAAAGCGTCGTAAGCCTTTCACCGTTGATTATGCTGGTTTTGGTTGGTTGCTCATCAAGAACGGTGTATTCGAGCACGATGAGATGAAGTATCCTTGGTTTGCTCCTAAGATGCAAGTCTTTGAATCTGGTGAGGTTCAGGACATGTGTGGAGAGGATGTAAGTTTCTGCCTGGATGCAAAGGAAGCAGGCTTTGAAATCTGGTGTGATCCTCGCATCCGCGTTGGTCACGAAAAAACAAGAGTTATTTGATACGATGGCAACGAAGTACAATATTCTCATCAGTGGTCGTAAAACCTACAGAGCATTGACAGAGCAAGAATACTTCGATATTATGGAGGACCTGTCCATTCAGTTTTATCAGACAGGTTCTCCAAAGCCTCATGAAATTCAAACTGAAATGTACAACGATTATTCGGAGATTTAATTATGGCAATGCGTAAAGGTGGTGGTTATGTGCCCGGGAAACCCAAAAAGTCTCGGCAAGGCAACGGAATGAATACAAAGTACGCCGCGTCGTCTCGTAATAAAGCACGTAAACCCTATCGCGGTCAAGGTAAGGGTTAAATAATAACATAATAATAAATTTATCACATGTCTTGTTTAATTACGAACTTACCCTCTATTGAAGTATGGGTTCGTAAAGAATATCTAACCGATCATCAAAGTGGACATGGAGAATTTGTAAAAGGCGTTTGGGTTTCGGCAAAGTCGATTCCTGGACGCGCTTTTTATTTTGAGACTTATTTGCCCGAATATGCGGCAATGTACGATAAATTGCCAATCAGTGCCTTCTTGTCGCGTCCAGAACTACCAGATCCCGACATGGATCTACCAAATTTACAGTTTTGGAACTGTATGGACTATGGTGTAGTAAGTATTGACAAGAAATTCATTGGAAGTATGGATTTTGAGTGCTATACACGCGATCATGGCATTCAAAAAGGCACTTACATTTGCACAATTGATAATTATCACCGTGATCCAGACATGGTTGACTGGGCAACGAGTGAAAATCCAGCAGAACACAAGTCTCATAACCTAATTGAACTTGATAATGGGCAGTATGCACTGTATCCAAACAATAGACTACGCATTTTTGATAACAGTTTGACTCCAAAAGAGCCAAAAATGCCCGACTTTAAGGTTTCAACCCAATATTATCAAGTTGAAAATGGTTATGATCGCCTTGGTATGGGTGATGAAGATGAATATCACTGGAAAACGGCGCAAGAAAGAGAAAATAAATAGTTTTTTGTTAGAAAACTGAATTGGAACGCTTTTCTATGGGGAAACACCTTCTTCTTGAGGTGTATGATGTTGACTATGATCTTATAAACAGCATTGAAAACCTTAAAAATGTCATGATCAAAGGCATTGAACGTGCCGACATGACAATTTTGAACGTTTTTTCTCATTGTTTCATCCCACAAGGGTGTACTGTAGTCATCGCACTAGCAGAAAGTCATGTTTCGTGCCATACTTGGCCAGAAAATGGGTGTTTAGCAGTGGATGTGTACACTTGTGGGGCAGGAAACCCAAAATTAATTGCTTTAGAGATACTAAAATACCTCAATTCCGATAATTACTCGCTCAGAGAAGTTGCTCGTTAAATAAAATCAAGGAGATAGCAACCTCCTTTATAAAAGTTCTGTTTTATTCATTAAAACAGGAGCTAAAATGTCTAACTCACCAACAGATAGAAACCAAGAATACATGTATCAGATGTGGGGAACTGATAGACTCGCATCAGATTACGGTTCAATGGAGAATTTACCTTCAAAAAGGGTGATTACAGAGGTTATGCACGATCTTGCCCCCAAGCATGATCTAAAGAAGCAGACTGAACTGCATGAAAAAATTCGTAATGATGAGGATTATGACGACTGGTCGTATGGAACTGAGCCAACATACGGTAATCCCTGGCATTAAGCATAAATAAAGGCAAGAAAACTCTCGTTCAGATGGCAATTCAGAGGATATCTAGATCATTTAAAGATATTAGTTTATCCTTTGAACCCCATCCGGTAACAAAGGATCTAACGATTCTTAAAAATGAGAACGCAATCAAACGATCCGTAAGGAATTTAGTGGAGACCATTCCAACGGAAAGGTTTTTTAACTCTCTTTTAGGATCAGAAGTACGTTCGAGTCTATTTGAGTTTGTTGATTTTGGTACTGCTTCTGTTATTCAGAGGCAAATTGAAATCACTATAGAAAACTTCGAACCAAGAGTTGAGAATGTTCAGGTTGAGGTAGTACCAAGTCCTGATACAAATGAGTTCGAAGCGACAGTTATTTTTGATATTGTTGGGCAAGAGTTTCCAACCCAGGAGTTCACATTCATATTAGAGGCAACAAGATAAAATGCCTTTCACTAAGTTTTCTAATTTAGACTTTGATCAAATCAGAGATTCCATCAAGGATTATCTCCGTGCTAACTCTACGTTCACGGATTTTGATTTTGAGGGATCTAATTTTTCGGTCTTAATTGATACGTTAGCATATAATACTTATATTACAGCATTCAACTCAAATATGGTTGTGAATGAATCCTTCTTGGATTCGGCAACTCTTCGTGAGAATGTTGTTTCACTAGCGAGAAATATTGGATATGTTCCTCGCTCTAGAACCGCGGCTAAGGCATCTATATCATTCAACGTACAAACTACTACAACTAGCCCTACCCTCACCTTACAGGCGGGCCTAGTGTGCGTAGGAAGCGCAAATGATACTTCTTATGTGTTCTCTATTCCAGAGAATGTAACAACGACCGTAAAGGATGGAGTTGCCACTTTTGGAACGGCAACTGATCCTCTTAGTGTCTATCAAGGAACATTTTTAAGCAAGCAATTTGTTGTTGATGGATCACTGGATCAGAGATTTTTACTTGATAACTCTTTCATTGATAGTTCAACCATCGTTGTTTACGTAAAGGGTCTGTCGGATACTGGTTTAGGTAGAGAATATTCGAGAATTGATAATATTTTAAATGTAAAGTCTACTTCTGAGACTTATCTGATTCAGGAAGTTCAGGATGAAAAGTATGAGATCCTCTTTGGTGATGGTATCTTTGGCAAGAAACTAGAAGATGGTACTATCATCACTGTAACGTATATCGTTACTGACGGAAAAGAAGGTAATGGTCCATCGATATTCTCATTTTCTGGAAGTTTGAGGGGTTCATTGGATGAGATTGTTGTTCCTACTTCGACACCTTCAATAACAACGATCTCTGCGGCATCTAACGGGGGCGACATCGAATCTATTGATTCTGTTAAGTACTTTGCCCCTAGACTGTATTCGGCGCAGTACAGAGCGGTTACAGGAAGGGACTACGAAACTATTATCCAATCAATCTATCCAAATGCGGAGAGTGTATCTGTAGTTGGTGGTGAGGAGTTAGATCCACCACAGTTTGGAACAGTATTCATCACAATCAAACCAAAGAATGGTGAGTTTGTATCCGACTTTGATAAGCAACAAATTCTTTCAAAATTAAAGAATTACTCACTTGCGGGAATCAACCAGAAGATACTTGAACTCAAGTTGCTTTATGTTGAAATGGATTCTTTTGTTTATTATAATTCGGCAAAAGTTACTAATGTTGCCGATCTCAAAACTAATATTATTAGTGGATTGGAGACATATGCCGATTCCAAGGATATTAATAAGTTTGGTGGAAGATTTAAGTATAGTAAAGTTCTTAGTGTAATTGATAATATCGATTCTGCTATAACATCAAACATTACTAAGATCAAGATCAGAAGAAACCTGAAAGCATTAACAAATCAGCTGGCACAGTATGAATTATGTTATGGAAACAAGTTTCATGTAAATCCTGCTGGGGCTAACATTAAATCTACTGGATTCACTATTTCGGGGGAATCTTCTATTGTATACTTTACAGATACACCCAATATTGTTCAGGGAAATACTGACGTAACAAATCGCTTTACCGCTGCTAATGTATTCACAAGTAGACCAACAGGTGTTTCAGCAAAAACTGGTGTTCTTTCCATCATTAAAATTGATGCTGGTGGTCAAAGATCTGTTGTTGCTAGAGACGTTGGCACTGTAGATTATGAAAAGGGTGAAATCATTATCGGAACAATCAACATAACATCAACAGTTAAACCAAACAATATCATTGAAATTCAAGCATTCCCAGAATCAAATGACATTATTGGTCTTAAAGATTTGTATTTGAATTTTGACATCTCGAATAGTTCAATAAATATGGTTAAAGATACTATTACTTCTGGTGAACAGATATCTGGAGTTGGATTTAAGGTTACCTCAAGCTATACAAAC